AATCAACCCCTCTACATAAAAGGTAGAGAAGTCATAATACCAGTTGATATTGACATAGGGAAGAATTGGAAGGCGATGGAACATCCTCACTCCTGCTAAGTTTATATGGTCACAGGCTGTTCCTTGAGGCACGTTTGCATAAGCATCCTTAAATAAATCTCCCTTATAATCTTCCTCCTCTTTCCAAGTAGGCCATCTACCATAGAAAATCCTCCTTCTGCCTAATGGGGAGATAAGGGTTCGGTTCTTTCTCAGTTGCTCTATGATGTCTTGCCACCATTTTTTAAGTTGAAATTTTGAGTAGTAGAGCTCAAGCAAATCCTTGCATTCTCTTAATGGAATGTTTGTCTCTTCATGTAAACGTTGGGCAGAGATTCGGTAGTTAGAAGCGTGTCCTGTCATCTTGCCCCTTTCCCTCTCAAAGGTTCCCTTACCACAATCCTTATAATCCTTCCCATATAGCATTGATCCAACTATTGCATGAATGTCTTTTCCCTCTTCAAACGTTTGCATCATTGTAGGGTCTTCTGCTAGATAGGCTACGATGCGGCTCTCTACTTGTGATAGGTCGACCTTAAGAAGGAGAGACCCTGAGTCAGCTATGAAGATATCTCTTATCCCTTTTGGTATGTTTTGTAGTTGAAGCCCTGTATTTCTTATATTCTTTGAGGAGCTCAATCTTCCTGTCACTGCACCAGTTATCTTAAATGATGCCCTACAACGACCATCCTCATCCCAGAAGTCATGTAAATAGGTAGAGAGTAGCTTTCTCTGACCCCGTATACCAAGTATTAGATCAAAGAGTGGGTTTGGGAAGGAGCGGTTAAGTTTCATCAAGGACTTCTCATCGACCGTTTTAACCCTCTTCTTTTCCCCCTTAGTGGTGACAGAGAGTTTGTATTGTGGGGGATAGCCCAACTCGTGGTAAATTAGGGTACACATCTTAGCCGGAGAGTTAATGTCAGGGAGATATCCTACCTCCTTTATTAATAGGCCTTCAAGCCTTTTTAACTCAATCTCAGCTATCTTCCTATACTCCTTTACCCTGTCCCTATCAACCCTAACCCCAGTATGTGATGCCCTCCATAGCATGCGTCCCAAGGGCATCTGGAATCCGTGCATAAAGTTATGGAGGTCATCTTCTTTTAGTCTCTCCTCTAAGTATTCATAAATTTGAAAGGTGACATCATTATCCTTGCAATTGTATAGGTATAGGGATTCTGGGTCATAGTTTGCATCATGAGCTTCAGTCTTGTAGTAAGGCTCATTTGTGTAGATAGACGTTTGCACGGCCAAGGCCTTCTTTACCTCTGGTAGATAGAGATGGGATGCGATCATTGTATCCATGTATACAGGGTATATTTCTCCGACATAAGGGAAAAGCATTTCCATTTCAAAACTCATATTTTGGATTAGTTTTCTGATGTCTTTAGAAGTAAGTATCTCACGTATCTTCTGCCATAAGATCGACTCTTGTTCTACCTTCCAAAAGGGTTTCCCTTTCTCTACAATGGGAATACACAGGGCTTGATGGGGTGCGGTGCTAAAACCAATGCATTTAATAATGTCTGTATATTTGTAAGTTTCTATATCAAGAGCAACTGCCTTAGCTTTCTTAATAAGATTTAGATGTTCCATTGCTTGGTCGAATGACTTTGTTATAATGTAGTCTTTCTTCTTTAGTGAGCCAAATCCTTTGAAGAGACTCTCCTTCTTTATCTTTAGGAAGTCAAATAGCATTAGAGGAGAGTCCCCCCAACTCCGCATTATGAAAGCTGGATGGAGAGTTGGGATTGTCTTTATTGGTTTTCCTCCTCCTATAGAGGGAAAGGAAGGTAGTATGGAGCCACGCCAATTAGTTATCCTGTCCCCTACCTTAGTTCCCTTCCCTGTAATCGCCTTTAGAGCTGTATTACCAAGGGGGACAATAACATTAGGATTTAATCTCCCTAACTCCCTTACCAACTCATCTTCACACTCTTCCAGCTTTAACCCTATCTCATGTAGTTTATCAAGGTTATTATTGGGGGGACGATATTTTATGACGTTTGTTATGTAACATTGGCTCCTTTCAATACCTGCTTCCCTCATTATTTGGGTTAGTAAAGTTCCTGAACCTCCTACAAAGGGGATTCCAGTCTCGCTCTCCTCTTTACCAGGAGCCTCTCCTACCAAAACAATCTTAGAATCAACAGGCCCAACTGGTTTAACTCTTCTAGGCTTATTCATAGTATAGTGTCCTCTTTCTCCTCCCTTTTTCTCCTCTCATACTTTTGTTTCTCTATGAAGTTATGGAATATCTCTCGTGTTACCCTAGAAAAAATTCCATGCTCTGTTCCATACATCCTCTCGAATGCTTCTATATCATTTTTATAAAGGTTTAGATGCTTATCAATTTTCACTTTCTTTCCCATTCTATATCATCGCTCCTCTATTTATTATGTGCTGATTTAATATTTTTCTAATCCTCATCCTCCTCAAGGTCATCCCTCTCAAGCCCGTCTACGATACTCTTTATTGTGTCTGGGTTATCCCGCATTATGGTAGCAAGCCCGTTTGTAATTATTGTTACATTTTGTTCTGTATGCAAACCGGAGTCTATTTGATGTCCCATAGAGTCTAACATAGCGTGTAATATCTCATGTAGAAAAGTGCCAGCTTTTACTTGGTTGTTTAAGCACTTTTCTACATTTATTACACCAGTAAAGGGGAAACATATACCTATAGCATCTCCCTCACGTAGCATATCTTTCTCTATTACTTTGTAGGTTCTATTAAGTATCTCAATGGTTTTTGGTAAGATCATTCTCATTCCCTCCCTCTTATGTTAGTTACTTAGTTAGTCTTATTATTATATAAAATATTATTATAGTTTCTATGATAAGTAGCATTATTCCTCTCGATTGTGATGGAGAAGGTAAGATAAGGGAGGGAAGTACCTGTATTTAGATAGTATACAAGTATCCCACCTCATCTTGTCTTCTTACTCTATGTTAGAAAAGTTAGGAAACGAAACTTTTTATTTCACTCCGCATCCTTCCATCATCTGTTGCTCTTTGTGTGACATTTATTTGAACCTCTTTGCCTTTAAAGTCTTCAGAGTCAAACTCTCCATCGAGATCTACACCACAAGCTTTTGCTGCTTCCAGTAGGTTACCCAAGCCAGAGTTGACTACCCCATGTGGCAGGACACACCAAAATTTAAGCTCCTTGTTAGTAAACTCTCCAGCATCAAGGAGTCTAAGGGATAGAGTAATCATAGGGCGCCCCTTCTTACTCTCCTCTGCTACGGAGTCAAATATTTGGGCACTGTATGATCCGGGTGGTACAGGAGTTCTTTCTTTCTCTACAAGATTGGTAACTTCTTCTGTTGATAAGTTCATTACTATCTTTACCATTTTTTTACCTCTTCTAGGTTATGTTTATGTTATTCTTACTTGTCTTAGACTTCCTCTACTTTCTCCTCATTAGTTTGGGTTAATCCTTCACTCATCGCCTCGTAAACTGCTTTATAAAATGCCCCATATCGATCTTTGCTCCTACTCCTATTTAAATCGTTATTATCTGAAAGGTGACAAATGTACTCTCCATCTTTTGTTTTAATCATCGTGCAATAGTTTCTTTTCTTCTCCACTGCATCCCACACCGTAAAGAAGCCTTCAGGGGAATAGATGAAATTTGTAACCGAAACTCCCTCAGGGAATAAAAGTTTAGCCTTTGGAACTTTCCACATATATTCTTTTGCTTCATTTTGTTTCCATCTTAGTATGTTCTCCACTAACCATAAACTCATTTGTTTCTTATTCATGCTTTATGCCTCTCATTAAGTTTCATCTCCTAGTTCGCTTTCTATTTAACTAGAAGTGTTTTGATATCTTGGTAGTGTTGGTTTATATGGGTTCTTTTATCACTTTTGTCTAGGAGTCTACTTTTTGCTGTGTATAAGCCAAGTGCTCTCACCAATAGCTTATAATCTGTGTCCTTACCCTTAGTAACTATCTCTGAGTGATAAAATTCATCGAAGTAATGGGCTGTCTTTGCTTTTCCTTGCCCTGTTAGGGCAGGGTAGAAGAATGCTCGACCACTATCGTCTTGGTCAAAGGACTCTCCACAGATAAATAGGGTATTCTTGGTTGACCCTCGTAGAAGGGCAATGTAGTTTAGAGCCCATTCCCATAAAAGAGTCCATTTCTTAAATCCATCCTGCTTACCTTGGCCCGTTGAGGTTAGAGCTGGTTGAGACTCAATTGCTCCCAACATGGCCTCATAAACCCCACTAAATGAGTCTATAACTATTGACTGATGTTCTGTGGATGATATGGCCAGGGCAGTGGCTTTCTTAATGTTTTGCCACCAGAGAAGCTTATTTTCAATTCTCCTGCATTCCAGGAAGTCTATGTCCTTCTTCCTGATACTTAGGAGGCCTCCTTCGGTATCTATGAATATAGGGGTAGGAAATGTTGACCCAAGAACTGTCTTTCCAGTGCCAGCTTTCCCATAGACAAGGACATCTATCTTGTGACTCTCCAGTTTTATATCTTTCATTTTTTGTATTTCCATTTTTATCCTCTCTTCTCGTAAACTGCTTTATAAAGGGCTTCACACCTGGTTTCACCATGTCCTTCCTCAGTTTCAAACTCAATAGCAAATCTAAAATCGTCTCGTTCGTAAAAATGACAAAGCCAAAACTCATAGTGTGGAGTTGGCGGGGAAAATTTTATGGAATAGGTATCTTTATTCATTGTATCCCACACCGCAAAGAACCCATCTGGGGAATAAATGAGTTCACAAAGTTTATGATCCTGTACTTCTGTATACTGGTCCGGTCCATGAGTAAATTTATTTTCTGGACATTCCCATATAGGGTTTTCTCCCTCTTTAAATGTCCACCCCAACACATTTTTAGCCAACCATTCAGCCATTTGTTGCTTATTCATCAGATATCTCCTTTATTTACAGAGTTAGTTAATGATCAATTAATCACTTGCCTTGAAATCAGCCTCAGAAAGAGGGTCTCCAGCATAAGAAGCATCGCCTTTAAAAAGTTGTTCTATGAATTAATTCTCCTGAAGTGGGTGATCCTGGGTGACTGTCTGCAAGGAGGAGACAAACAAACAGCACCCAAGATACCCGTTCCATGGGAGATTTTGCTAC